CCAATGCGACCACTCAGCGTCTCTGAAATCTCAATCCTTACCGGAGCAGCGAGGGCTACTTGCGTAAAAAGACTGGCCCCTCTTTCATTCGAGGAAGGCGAGAAAGGCGCAAAGCTTTACAACTCGGAACAGGCATTGCGCGCAATTCTTGTGGGTAATGGACTTTCGCCACAGGACGCGCTGGCAATCAAGCGAACTGAGGAAATTGAACTTGGCATGGAAGTGACGCGCAAAGACAGATGGCCGCGCGCAATGGTTCGGCAGATATTCGGCGAAGGACTTGATAACATCATTGGACTCATCAAGGCACATGAAGGCAAATCGCTTACGCCGGAATTGATTCAAGACATCCTGACTGAGATTCGAGCCATCCCGATTACGATGGAAAAGCAATGCTCATAGACGACGAAATCAGCAAGGCGGAAATCTTTTCCGACTTCATAGCGGAGACTGCGAAACGCGCGGCTCCGTGGTCACGCATGACGCCGGAAGAATGGGCCGAGGAAACATATAGACTGCCAAACGGAGGGCGATTCAAATGGGCGTTCGCTCCTTACACACTCGGAATGTATCAAAGCATGTTCGACCGTCGGGTAATTGAAACGAGCTACGCCATCTTTTCGCGCGGGTTGAAATCAACAGTGATGTTGCTGGCGATTGGCTACACCGTTGACCAAGCTCCGCGACGCATACTCTACATGATGCCGACGACAGGGCAGGTGGAGAAGTTCAGCAAAGACAATCTTTGCGGCGAACTGTTCGATACAACGCCTTGCCTGAATCCATACGGCTCAAAAGGGAATCGCCGCATCACATCAAACACGATTCTCCACAAACAATTTCCCGGTGGACTCATTACGATGTTTGGAGCAAACGCGCCGGGTGAATTGCGCCGCGCGAAAGGTTCATTCCTCATCATTGACGAAAAGGATGCCATTCAAAAAGAGGAAGGCGACGAGGGCGATCAAGTGCAAATCTTTTGGAAGCGCGGTTCTGAATATCCCGATACAATTCGCGTGTCAGCTTCCTCCCCTTCCCTTTTGGGACATTCGAGAATCATCAATGACTTGGAAAATTCTGATTGGAACGAGTGGCATGTAACGTGCGTGAAGTGCGGCGGTGAGCCATTTGTGATGCACCGAAAGATGTTGCGATACGATAAAGGAAAGCCGCAAGGCGCATTGATAGAATGCCCTAGGTGCGCGGAATTGTTGACCGATTCGGAGCGATACGCGATGGCTCACAAGCAAGGGTTCGATAACTGGAAACCTCGCAATGAGTTTCGCGGGCGTCGCGGTTTCCACGCGAACGCGATGCTTTGGCCGCACCCGGTTGACCTGCACAAGTATCCCGGAGGATTCCTGCAAATGCTCGCCGAGCAGGAAATGGAAGTTGAGGCTAGCGCAGACCGCAAGCGAGCGATGCGCCCGCTCATCAACACCGTGGACGCGGAGGCATTCGACCCATCGGAAGAAAACGAAAAGCCGCCAGAGTGGAAAACGATTTACGCTAGGCGCGAAGATTATGGGCTTACCGTTCCCGATGGCGGATTGTTCCTGACTGCATTTTGCGACTGCCAAAAGAATCGATTGGAAGTTGGATGGCGCGCGTTTGGAAGGCGCGAAGAATCATGGGGACTTGACCATGTGGTCATTGATGGATACGTCGGACACCCCGAAGTCTGGAAAGAACTGCGCAAACAATTCGCGCGCGAATGGACACACGCCAGCGGCGCGAAGATGCGGCTAGGAATGGCTTTCGTGGACGGCGGGCACTACTCAGAAGATGTCTATCGGTTTTTCCAAGGACTTTCGCAAAACCCTGAGCCTCACGTAACCGGCCATTGCCAAGCTTCAAAGGGTGTCGGACAACATCCTCACCCCATCGTAACGCACGGCAAGATGAGCACGGTTGCGCGCGTTCTCAAAGGCCGATACATCGGGACGTGGCAGGCGAAAGACCGCATATATGAACGCCTCCGAATGGTGCCGGAAGGTGACGAGATTCCAGATGGATACATGCACTACAACATGCAGTATTCAGAGGAGTATTTCCAAGGTCTGACGATTGAAACCGCGACTCAGAAGATAGACGGGGATCAAGTTTTCAATACTTACAAAGACGAGGTGACGGGAAACGAAGCATTGGATATCGAAGTGGGCTGCCTCGCCGCGCTACGATTGCACACCAAGAATTGGGATGCGTTGGAAGCCGCTATCAAAGAGGACGCGGAATCCCGAAAGTCGGACGCAAAATCTAAACCCGTTCAAGAATACGCAATTTTTTCCGGTGAAGCTCCGAAAAGTTTTTGGCTGTAGTTTAAGCTTGCGAACATTTCCGCCACGGATTAGAAAAACTAATCAATGGCAATTCCAGTCCTCACCTATTTTCCGCAGAGCATCACCGCTGGCGATACCACGCGGCTGCAACTTAGTTTTCCAAACCTTCCGGCGACTCAATACACCGGCACGCTGATTCTTAATCAGGCCGGTCAAACTGCGGTCACTTGCTCGGGCACGGCGAGCGGCGACCTGTATCAATTCACCATCACCGCCACGCAATCGGCGGCTATGAATCCCGGCGCATGGACTTGGCAGGCTCGCGCAACAGGAATGAGCGGTGGCGACGTGACTACGGCACTTGCTGGAGATTTCACAATCCTGCCGAATCCGGCGAGTACGTTCGCGAAGTCGAATGCACAGCAGCAACTTGACGCTGCGAACGCCGCGCTTCTATTGCTCGCGGCAAATCCCGATGCGGAAACTGATTTCAACGGGCAAAAAATCCGCTCCGTTGACATTCCGAAAATGATTGATGTTGTCAGAAATTTGAAGGCGCTTGTTGCCGAAGAATTGAATAGCGCAGCGGGGCTTCGCGGTGACGCACCGACACGAAGCATCAGACCATACTTTGTATGAAGCGAACCAAAAAAACGCACTTAAACGGATCTCGCCGCAGTACCGTTTCAGACGCTCCGATTGAGCAGCCAAAGGCGTATTTCGAGCTTGTTCAGCAACTCAAAAAACTATCGCCTGATTGGCACGTCACGCGCATCAATGTTGAGAGTGAGGTATATCGAAACCACTGGGAACTTCGCGCATATTCTAGAAACCTTTGGCGCGAAAACCCATACATTATCGGATATGGTCAAGAGCTATCCGCAAACGTATTCGGACCTTTTGGCTATACGCTTCGCATGATGTGCAAAGAGGAAGACGACCGTGTAATTTATACGAGTGAGGAAAAAGCCGCACTCAAGGCAGCGCAACGACGTCTGAATAATATTGCCGCATACGTAACCGAAAAGACTGGGAAGAAAATCAAAGCTCGGCAAATTTACCGTGAAGTAAAAGGCAAGGCAACTGTAGAGGTTGGAGACCCAGACGTGTTCGCGAATCAACTTATAGAGCGAAAATGGGCAGAGTGGCAACAGCGCGAAAACTGCACAGTCACTGGACGGCTTACCTACAACGAAAGCCGAATCCTGCGAATGACGGCTTGCGCTCGCGACGGCGATCATTTCATCCGCATCGTCAAGGATGGAAACTACAAGCCGTTTGGATTCAAGATACAGCATATCAATTCCGAGTGGTGCAACTACTACTATTCTGGCGAAAATCGGGACAATAAAAACCCGATTCGGTTCGGCATTGAGTATGACGTTACTGGAGCCGCTCCTGTTCCGGTTGCATATTGGTTTATCAAGGCGAACGCTCTTCAATGGCAGACGTTTTCCCCGATTGCAATGATGAGCGCAAGCAGCTCGGAAATGGTGCGCATTCCTGCAAATGAAATCATTCACTACGCAAAGTTTGATTTGGATTCTGACATATCGCGTCCGGTTCCGTGGGCAACGCCTGTGATGAGCAACGTCCGCCAGCTTGCGAAATGGATGGAGGCGGCTGTAGTTGCTGCGCGTGTAGGCGCGTGCTCAAACGTATTTTTCGAGACTGATTTGATGGGACCGGACGGAACAACGGCAGCGGGCGCAGACCCGGACATCATGAAAAAGCTATCACTTGAAATGAATCCTGGAGGAATGCACGGATTGCCGCCCGGAGTTCGTGCGAAAGAGTTCAACCCAAATAATCCGAATAGCAGCACGGAAACATTTCGCACAGAGGCGCTGCGCGAAATTTGCGCAGGTTTACCGGGCGCGCAGTTTTCTTGCATTGGTCAAAACTACGCTGAAATTAACTTTAGCGCGGGACGATTGGAGCGATTGAATATCACCGCTCAATGGCAGATGCTTCAAGAGTTCGACATCAACATTGCGGAAAAAACAATCTTTTCCGAATGGCTGAAAATGGCGCTTATAACGCAAGCTGTTCCGCTTCCTCTTGCAAAGTTTTGGAAGTTCAATCAGCCAAAATTCACCGGACGAAGATGGGAAGGTGTTGACCCAATCAAAGAAGCAAACGCAAAGGCTCTAAACCTTGCAAACAAATTTACATCTCCGCAACGTATCCACGACGAACAAGGCACGGATATGGAGCAGACATACATCGAAATTCAAGAGGCAAATCAAGTTGCTGAAATGTATGGAATCACCACCGAAACAACACAGGGTCCACTACAGCCCGCAGCCGAACCGGAGCCTGACTACGGAGACCAAAAACCCACAAAACCCACAAAATGAAAAGCTGGTTCACTATCACAAACAAAAGCGAAACCGAGTCGGAAATCTGCATCTACGATGAAATTGGGATGTGGGGAATCACCGCGAAAGATTTCCTGAATGACCTGAAAGCAGTCGGGGAGCGAAAGGTCATTCTACGCATCAATTCTCCGGGCGGCGAAGTGTTTGACGGTCTTGCCATCTACAATCGCCTGCGCGAACACAAGGGCGGAGTAGAGGTGAAGATTGACGGCATCGCCGCCAGCATGGCAAGCGTGATTGCGATGGCCGGAAGCCCGGTAACTATGGCGGAAAATGCGCTCATGATGATTCACAATCCGGCGGGAATCTGCATCGGCGAAGCCGATGATATGCGCGATCTTGCCGATCTGCTCGATAAGGTCAAAGGTTCGCTCACTGGCGCATATGAGCGCAAGACAGGCCAGAGCAATGCCGACATCGTGAAAATGATGGACGAGGAAACATGGCTCGACGCGACGGAAGCCAGAGCCCTTGGATTCTGTGATGAAATCACGGACACAAATAAGATGGCCGCTAAGTTTGAAAAGCTCGCGCTTACAGGAAAACTAGCTGAGCGCGAAAAAGCGATTGACACAAAAAAGAAATCAACTATAAGCAAAACTAATTCAATGGAAACTCCTACTGAAACTTCCGTAGTTACCGAGCCTATTGCTACGGTAGTCGCACCTATCGAAACTCCCGCGCTTGATGTCGCAGCGATTAGCGCAAAAGCCGCAGGCGATGCCGTTGCATCCGAGCGCGAGCGCGTGACCGCAATCCGCGCATGGTCGAAAGAAGTTAGCAATGTTCAGCGCATTGATCTTTCTAAAGTTACAGACGATTTTATCGCCAACGGAAAGTCGCTGGCAGAGTTTAAGGATCACGTCATCACAAACACCTTCAAGCCGGTGAATATTTCGACTCCTACCGACCATAGCCTTGCCAATGGTCGCACCCTTACGCGCGCTGAGTTCGACAAGCTCTCGCCATTCAACCAAAGCGATTTCTGCCGAAAGGGCGGGAAAATCTCCGACTAATCACCCCCATAATAAACTCCTAACTACCGCATATCATGGCCGCTCCTACTAACAACAACACGCTAACCAACCTCATTCCCGACGCATACGCCGCCCTTGACGTAGTGAGCCGGGAACTTGTCGGATTCATTCCCACTGTTGCCCGTGACCCTCGCGCGGACCGCGTGGCAGTCGGACAGACGCTCCGTAGCATCGTATCGCCAGCAAATACGGCTGGCGCGGATATTACGCCTGCGATGGCAATTCCCGCCGCTGCCAATCAGGCTATTGGCAACAAGTCGCTGACCATCACAAAAGCGCGATTCTTCCCGTTCTCTTGGTCTGGCGAAGACATTATGGCAGTTGACCAAGGACCGGGATTTCTGACGATCAAGCAGGATCAAATCGCACAGGCACTGCGCGCAGCGGTCAATGAAATTGAAACTGACATCGCGGTTGCGGCCATCGCTGGCAGCCGGGCATACGGCACTACGGCTGGCACCGCTCCTGTCATTGGCGATTTCAGCAATGCCAAAAAAATCCTCGACGATAACGGCGCTCCGCAGAGTGACCGTCACGTTGTCATGAGCACCACGACCGGCGTTGCGGTTCGAGGCTACTCGAATCTCTACAAGGTCAACGAAGGCGGCGACGCGAACCTCATTCGCCAAGGGCTACTCGGCGACCTTTACGGCTTCATGCTGCGCGAGTCCGCGCAGGTGCAGACGCCCGCCGCTGGCGCGATGGCATCGGCGACTTCCACTAATGCCGCTTTCACGGTTGGGCAGACGGTTATTCCGCTCGCAACCGCAGGCACCGGCGTGGTTTCCGCAGGCGACATCATTACCTTCGCGAACGACACGAACAAATACATCGTGGCATCCGTGAGTTTCGCGGGCGCGAATCCGGCATCCGGCGACAACATCACGCTTGCCGCTCCCGGCTTGCGCGTTGCACAGAGCGCCGCAACCCGAGCCATCACCGTGTTTGGCGCATCGAGCCGAAATGCAGCTTTCAGCCGCAACGCTATCGTCCTCGCCACGCGACTCCCGGCGCTTCCGCCCGAGGGCGACATGGCGATTGACCGCGCAACCATCACTGATGCGCGCAGCGGTCTCTCGTTCGAGATTGCGATGTATCCCGGATTCCGCATGAACACCTACCACGTTTCCGTTGCATGGGGTGTGACTGTGTTCAAGCCCGAACATCTCTGCACTATCATCGGCAGCTAATTTCAAGGCTGAGTTCATAAGGAGCGCCCGGTCTATTCACGCGGGCCGGGCGCTTTTATTTTTCCAATGTCTCGCACCACCGATGCACACGACAGGACAGTATCCTCGCAAGCGCGATGGACGGGACTCGTGTGCGAAGCAACAATCGGAACACAGACCGTCGCCGCAGTGATTGCTGAAAACCCGTTCAATTCAGTCGTATTGCCCGGCGGTCAAAGCGAGTCAGGGTCGCAACTCGTGATGATTAAAAAGTCATTGCTCACTTCATTTGCTTCGTTTCCGAATGGCGAGCCTCCAATCAATATCACTCCGACGATTGTGCGCGGTGTCGCTGCTTACGTGCTTGGCGTGAATGAGCGCGACGGGATTCTTTACATCACGACCGGAAATCCAGAGGCTAACTGATGCAATTCACAATCGGCGACAAAATAGAACAGTGGGCAATCTACGCATTGCGCACCGCTGGCACTTTGCAATTTGATTTGCAGGTTGAGCAATTCAACAGCACGGCGACAACCAAGCCGGAGCGACTTGTCACCAAAGTCGAAGT